CGCCGCGTGTTATACAACCTTGCTCGCACGATGCTACTGAACCATGACAGGGGGATTCGGTTTCGCTGACGAGCGCACGACGAAAGGGAGGCTGACGAGTGAAAGGTCAGATGCCTCCCGGCCTTGCACGAAGACTCTCCCGCTCTGTTGATACTGGCCCGGTGCGAGGTCGGTGATATCGACCGCGTCGAGACGGGTGCAGCCGCCGTTCATGACGACGGTTTTCAACGGTGCACTGAAGACCGTATCGGTCGAGACGTATATCTCGACTTTCTCGATCGGGTCGGTCAGCGGGGTGCCGTCGGTCAAGGTGGTGGGATTCGTGCACTCGAACGGTTTCGTGTCGGTGTAGACCTGACCGTCTGAAAGTGCAAGTACAGGATAGACCAGTGCGAAAATGAAGGTTGCGAACAGAAATACGATGAGCAGTAACAGACCGGTGAATGGTTCGTTACGTCGTGCGGGTTTGAACTTTGTCATGGTGCCCCCTTTGTGAATGCGTGCGCAGTATACCGTGTGAAGTGTGTGCGTGCACTTCGCCTATTGCGCTGTAAGCGCGTGCAGGTGTGATTGAATGCACTGGTGACGGTGCGGTGCTCTGCACGTCGCTGCGCGCGTCACAGTGCTTGACACGTGGTTTCAGGCGAGTATGGTTAGTGAAAAGCGCACTTCGGTGCGTTTTCTGGTTTCTGAAACGAGGTTAACGAAAACAAAATGTCGTTATAAAACAAGCAGGTCGCACCACTCGCTCACGCTAAGTGGTTGAAAATTAAAGTTTTTCATCAGTGGAATCAGCTAGGTATCAGCAGATTTTTTTGTGCTGATACCTTTTTTTTGTCTGCGATTCAAGATGTTACGAGCGATTTTCGTGCCTGCATCAGCACTATACTGTGAAAAATGCATGACTCGAAATTTGAAAGAGCAAAAAGTTGATTCTGCTGATACCGTGATGCTTTTGTTTAGGTTTCAGACAAGTTAAGATTTTTTCATGATGATTCACATGTGATGCATGGTGTAACTTGCTATTCTGCAAGGTAAAAAAAGTCACCCATTCGACGCGCGGTTAAAATTTTTTTATTGTTTTTTTTGACCGTTTTCCCTATAATGCGCGCGCGCGTTGGGTGACAGGGTCGATAAAAATTCACTTGCAAGTATTTTGATTGTTAAGCAGAATTCGGTTGAAGGACACGCGAAAACGCGCTTCTCGAAGTCATTTCCTGAAACGCTATTAACACCGAACTCGCGCATAGTCCGCTGATTCATAACGGGAAAACACCTATATGAGCAACGACGACGCGCTAGTTGAAGTAATTCCTAGAAAAAAGGTTCGCTCTGCAAAGCAGAAAGAACACGAACTTCTGCTCGAAGAAATCAGAAAGCACGTCGACATACCGAACGACTATCACCCGGTGGTCGCGATGGCCGTGATCGCGCACAACAAACGATTGCCTTTGAACCTGCAACTGAAAGCGCACGAGTCTGTCGCCGCGTATTTAGTCAGGAAACTCAAACCGTTAGACGTGCCGAGCGAGGGTCCGAAAGAGTTACCTGAACTCCGTTTGACGCTGCGAACAAAACCGTCCGAATGACCCTGATTTACCACATTGGCGCTAAAACACGCCTCCTAGACGCCTGTCGATTACCACTGCCGGTGCAAAACACGCCTCCTAGACGCCTCAAAACCGTCCCGTATTTACCACCCGTATGATTGACATCGACCTGCAATACAAGCAGAGCAAGGCGCTGATATCGAACGCGACCGAAATCCTGTACGGCGGCGCCGCAGGCGGTGGTAAGTCGCACTTGATGCGCGCTGCAGCGATCTACTGGTGCATGTCAATACCGAACCTGCAAGTCTATATTTTCAGACGAAAATTTCCTGATCTGTGGAAGAACCACATGGAGGGGCCGACGAGTTTCCCGCAGATGTTGGCAGAACTGGTCGACGCAGGTTACTGCAAGATCAACCTGTCGAAGAACTACATCGAATTTTACAACGGCGCGAAAATACTGCTCTGTCACTGTCAACACGAGAAAGACCGCTTCGATTATCAAGGTGCTGAAATACATGTGCTTATGGTCGACGAGTTGACGACGTTCACAGAGACGATTTACCGGTACTTGCGCGGTCGTGTGCGACTCGGTGGTCTGAAACTCGACGGTGAGTGGGACGGTTTCTTTCCGCGCATTATCAACAGCGCGAACCCCGGTGGTGTCGGTCACAACTGGGTCAAGCAGACGTGGATCGACATACAGCCGCCGTACCAGATTGCGCGCGTGACGAAAGCAGAAGGCGGTATGCTGCGGCAGTTCATACCTGCACTACTCGAAGACAACCCTGCACTGACGAAGAACGACCCCGAATACGAAGATCGCCTTGAAGGTCTGGGCAATGAAGCGCTAGTCAGCGCAATGCGGCACGGTGATTGGGACATCGTTGCAGGAGGCATGTTCGACGACGTCTGGCAGCGCGAGCGTCATATCATTCGACCGTTCGCAGTGCCTGCTTCATGGCGCATCGATCGCTCGTTCGACTGGGGCAGTAGTAAACCCTTCTCGGTCGGATGGTGGGCAGAGAGTGACGGTACAAACGCGACCATGCACGACGGTACGGTGCGCAGCTTCCCACGAGGCACTTTGTTTCGCATCGCAGAGTGGTACGGTTGGAACGGTAAAGCGAACGAGGGCAGCAAGCTGTTAGCACGCGAGATCGCAGAAGGCATTGTGCAGCGCGAGAACGCAATGGGTATTTACTACCGCGTCGAACCGGGGCCTGCAGACAGCAGCATCTTCACGAACGAAGACGGTCATTGCATCGCAGACGAAATGCTGGTGTACAACGTCATGTGGGAGCCGGCGAACAAGGCACCCGGTACGCGCAAGTCAGGCTGGGAACTCATGCGTCGCGGTTTCAAAGCGACACTGCAGTCGCCTATGGAATCGCCGGGATTGATTATCTTTGAAAATTGTGTACAGTTCATCAGGACTGTGCCCACCCTGACAAGGTTAGAACGCGATCCTGATGACATCGACACAACATCAGAAGACCATATAGCTGACGAGACTCGGTATCGCCTCCTGCAAAACTACCACGAGGAAGGCACAGTTCAAATCACCGGCTGGTAGTCGGTCACATGTACAAGGGCGGCGCCCGCACAACAAGGGGAGCGAGCAATGCCTATCGACTCGAAACACCGCGAATATGAAGACGCAAAGAACTGGTGGATGCGGTGTCGCGATGTAGTCGATGGCGAAGACGCCGTCAAAGCGAAGAACATTCGCTACCTGCCAATGCTGGGCGGTCAGAACAGCGGCGAATACACAGCCTACAAAACACGCGCACTCTTTTTCGGTGCGACTTCTCGAACGGTACAAGGTCTGCTAGGCGCCGTTTTTCGTAAAGACTACACGCTCGAATACCCCGAATCGAAAAAAGACGTACTCAAAGACATCACTGAAGAGTCGAGCAACATCGACGTGCTGTTACGCAACACAGTGCGTGAAGTGCTCGAAGTCGGTCGCCTCGGTTTACTGGTCGACGTGACTGAAGACGGTGAAAGTTCACGCGCATACATCGCGCAGTACACTGCAGAGAACATCATCAACTGGTCGACGCAGCGCATTAACGGTGAGTCAACGCTCGTCATGGTTGCACTGCAAGAACTGTATGACGACCCTAACGTCGACGGTCACGATGCATTCAGCCCGAAAGAGAAGACGCAGATCAGGTTGCTGCAACTGGTGCCCGCGAAGACCGGCACAGCGTATCAGTACAAGCAAGACGTCTTCAGAAAGTCAGACGACAACGACAAGTGGATGCGCGTCGAAGACATGACCGTGTTTCCGACACGTGCAGGCGTGCCGCTCGACTTCATACCGTTCAAGTTCATCAACGCAGACAACGACGAGACAGAGATCAACAAGCCGCCATTGCTTGACATGGTCGACGTCAACCTGTCGCACTACCGCACAAGCGCAGACCTTGAACACGGCGCGCATTTCACCGCACTGCCGACAGCGGTGCTTTCTGGTTTCGACCCAAAGAAGACCTACAAGATCGGCAGCGGTACAGCATGGGTCACGAGCAACCCGCAGGCACGTGCGCAGTTTCTTGAATACACCGGGCAAGGTCTCGGTGCACTGCGTGAACTGAAGAAAGACAAAGAAGGCATGATGGCGGTGCTCGGTGCGCGGTTTCTCGAAGAGTCAAAGCGCGCGGTTGAAGCAGCAGAGACGCACAGACTGCGATCAAGCGCTGACAGCGGTACGCTCGAAGCGATCACCGGCACGATTGATGAAGCAGTCACCACGATCCTGCAGTGGCACGCAGAGTGGATGGCGATGTCACCGCAGGCCGTCAAGGGCATTCAACTCGTATTGAACAAAGACTTCGTCAGCACGCGCCTCGGTGCAGCAGACATCATCGCATTGATGAAAGCACGTCAAGCAGGTGAACTCTCGCAAGACTCCTTCCTGCATAACCTGAAAGAAGGCGAGATTCTTCCAGACGGTCGCACGATCGAGCAAGAGAAAGACCTGATCGAAGTCGACGGCAACGATCAAGGCGACATCACGCAAGGCGCTGGTATGACACCGTTGAAGCGTCAGTTCGAACTCGTGCGCGATCAAGACGGTAAAGCAACCGGCATCAAGGAGGCATAATGATTCAGACGACCCCTATCGGGCACAGCCGCATGTTGAAAGCGGTCACTGACACACTCATGCGCGTGCATCTGTTCGTCAACGAAGGCGAACTGACCGGTTACGGTTACGCTGCGAAGGTGCTCAACTCAAGCGAATGGCAAGACGGTGTTTATCCCGATATCACATGGGAGTTCAACGCCGCAGAAAAGAACGTGCGCGTCATGGGCTACTACGTCACCGACGCAGAAGCACGCGTCATGTACAGCGAAAACTTCCCTGCATCTGCAGAGAACGAAGACGATGCGCCGGGGTTCGTGATCGGCAAGCAAGGTGATCGCATATCGGTCGGTATGCGCTTGAACCTGTTCGTCGCTCAAGCGAATGGCTAATCAACCTGACGACGTCATCTACAGCGGTGACGAACTCGAAGTCATCGCAATGAAAGCGCCTTCAGGCCGGCTCGGGGTCGAGATATTCACCGCGACAGCAACACACCCGGTTGAACCTGAAGCGGTTGCATACGTGCGCAACCTGCTGACGAAGTTTCTGGTCGATAACGGTTACGAGTAATGCCAATTCTCGAATGCGAGTTAAAGAGCAAACCCGGCTACAAGTGGGGCAAGCAGGGCAAGTGTTACACGTACACGAAGGGCAACAAGACGAGCGAGGCGATAGCACTCGCAAAAGCAATCAAGCAAGGGCGCGCAGTCGAAGCGAACAAAACTAGGTAATGGCAGCACGTACGCAATCATCGAACAATCTCGACGTCGCCGTCACCAGTGCGACGACGTCGACTATTGTCGCAACAGGCATAGGCGCATACGTCGGTTTTCACCTTGCGATCGTATCGAGCACGGTCGGTGCGCAGAATCAAATGCGCTACGCATACGCGAGTGCAGGCACTGACCGGTTACGCGTGACGCCGCCCTTTGACGTCGTGCCTACAGCGAACGACGACCTGTCGATCGCAAAGAATCAAGATAACTACGACGCCGACTACGGTAACGACTGGAAACTCGTGCTGAAAGCGACGTCAGAGTGGGACGTCGGTGCATCACCGCACACCGTCGGCAACGGCACGAACCACATGGTCGGCGGTCTCTACAATCAGGCCGTGTCGCAAGACGAAGAGATACTCGTGAAGAACGGCAGTTACTTCGCGGTCGGTGCATTGTTCGACGGTGAGTCGCTCGGTGGTTGGTACTGGAACAGCAACAACTCGATCGCGACGCTCGGTTTCGCCTACATACAAGCAGAAACAAGCGCGACGGTCATGCTGCACAATCTGAATTGCGGTACGGTGTTCGCGCACAGTCTGCTATTTCAGAGCAATTCGTTTTTCTATGCGTACGACGTGTCGTTCACG